AGACCAAATAACATTCTAAAAAATATTTCATGGCCTCTATTTGTACCTTTTGCTCTATAAACAGATTTAATATTTTTAATTAGTTTTCTTTTATCTACTGAACCATCTAAATTTTCAGGTATAGTATTTAAAAATTCATTTCTAAATTTAGTTAAAAAGTTTGAGATAACTTTATCAGGATCCCTAAACTGTAATAGTTGTTGAATTGTATTTACAGGATTAGGTTTGTAATCACCTAAAATTGCTGTGGCATTTGAACTAGCACCAACTAAACTTTCACCTTCTATAAATTTGTTTTGTGCTGATATGTAAAGTTTGCCATTTGCTAAATCTTCTTTTAATATTACAGCTGTTGCTTTTGATGTTTGTCCTGTAACAGTTTCACCTCTGGTAAATTTACCATAAGTAGAACTTTCTAATATTACTTTATCACCTGCGTCTAGTTGTGTTCTATCTGTATCTAATCTTGAAGCGTCTAATAGAAGTGTGCTTGTATCTGTATTTAATTCAGACTCTAGTCGTATGCCATCGGAAGTTTGTACACTTGTTACAGAAATCTCTGCTGATTCCATAAAAGTGAAATAAGATTTTACAAACTCTAAAAATTTAGGGTGGTCAGTAACGACAAATTCTGGCGCCTGACTGTTTATGAGATTGGAAATCTTATCAGTAAATTTGGCCATCTGATAAATCCTTAATAACTACTTGTTGTCGTATAACCTACACCGGCGTCAGCAGAACCGCCAACGAAAGTATCCGCCTCTACTGTTATTGTTGAGTTAGCTGTATCAATATTTAAGATTTGGTCTCTTACTGGTACAACATCATTAGAACTAGGCGTAACTGTTAATTCTATAACAGTTGAAGCTGCGCCTCTAATATTTTCTACTACTGATACATTTAAAGAATTAATTGTAACAGCACCTGTTGAATAATCAATTGTGCCTTGTGTATTATTTGCATAAACTCTAGTAGCACCTGATAAACTATATCGTCTTACATTACCTTGGCCATCATCATCTAAAAAGAAAATTGTATTTGCGTCACCATCAATTTTAAAACCTGTTGAAGATAAAATACCGCCTGAAGCAGAATTATGTCCTGAATGAGGATTATATAATGCGTTTCTAAAATAAACATTATATTTTGAAGATACATTTAGAGTTGGTGTAAAATCTTTTCTAATTTTTATAGTTGTAATATTTGAAACAATACTTGTATCAGTATTATCAATTAGTCCTATAATTTTTGAATATCTAAAAACACCATCAAATTGATTTAAAGTATTTGTATTATAATTAGTTAATGTAGTTATTACATTTGATTTAATTGTATCTGAAGTTTTTGTAGTTGCCTCAGCGTTAAATTTTACATTAGAAGTTAAAAGTATAGTTGTTGTTTCCGGGTCAACAAACTCTGGTCTTACAGATACAACATTAAATTTTTTAAGTTGTGCTTTTATACTTTCTTTTGTAGAGTTAGTTAATGTTGAACCTGAAATAGGTTTGATTGCAATTTTAACAACACCATATTGTGGTGTTTCATCATCTTCACCACCCCATGCACTAACTGATTGAGCATTTGCATAAACTGATTTTACAATAGTTTCATAATCTTTAGAAGTTACCGCTCTGTCTTGAGCTGTGTATTGTAATGGCGCATTATATCTAATTGATTCTTTTGTTTGTGGTTCTGCACCGTTAGCGGCATTTGTCGTAGTTGTAATTGTTACATCTGAAAAACCACTAATATCACCTGATAATGTAAATGAACTTGCACCATTAGCTTCTGTTTTATTTGTAACAACATATTCTAAAATAACTATGTTACCATCAACTGGTTTTTTACCTAATACACCATCACCAAAATATACTTCATATCTTTCATCATCACTTTCTTGTAAGAAATATGATTTTGATATATCTGTTAAACCAGAATAACTATTTGCCAAACTATAAACTTCAGTTGTTGTATCACTTGCTGAAGTTTGTAAAGATACTTTTAAAGTTGAAGTATCTGCATTATTACTTGGTATAATAAATTTTTGGTCAACATCATTACTATCAACTGTATATTTAAATGTAACTAAAGTACCTTCAAAAATATTTACATTATCAAATTGAAAGACACCTGCGTTAGGTTGAACTGCATAAGATTGATTAGTTACAAATTGATAAGATGTGCCATCAACCGAAGTTGTAAAAACTGTACCTTTATTCATAGTTAAAGATGTTGTTGTACTAGGCACATTATTTACTTTAACTGATAAAACTGCATTAGAAGCTTTTGCTGATGTTGGAGTATAACCTAACATCTTTGCTAATGAAACAATATTTTTTCTTATGTCTGCTGAGTCTAGGTACATTTCATTTGCTAACATATTAGCATTAAAACCTAGATAGTGAGTATTATAGGCTAACATATCAATTAGAACTGCAAAACCAGAACCTTCAAAATCGTAATCTTGAAACTCTGATTGACCTTGTAAGAAAGTTTTTAAATTTGTTTTTATATTATCAAAGTCTAATTCTGATACAGTTAATTTATTTGAAGCCATTTACTTACCTAATTCTTTGTAGTGTTGTTGTAACAGAAACAGGATTTGGTAAATTTAACACATAAAAATTTACAACAACATCTATTGCGTTTCTGTCCATTTGTTCATTTACTTGAATAGAAGACAAACTAGCTCTTGGTTCATAATTACTTAAAACTTCTTCTATTTTTCTTCTCATAAAAATACCAGTCATTGGTGTATAGTTTTCAAATAACATATCTCTAACACCACAACCTAATTCAGGATGAAAAGGTCTCTCGTAGAACTGTGTATTAATTAAATTCTTAACACTTCTTTTTACTGCTTCAACATCTGTAATTTTTACCACATCATTAGTAACAGGATGTCTAGTAAAGTCTAAATCTAGGTCTACATAAGTCCTAGTAGATTTTTTACTTTTGTTTGTGCTTGAAGCGTCATAATTTGCCATAACGGTAATATTTATACGAGTTTTTTAAACTAACCAGAGAAAACATTACCAGAGCCACTAGTCATAGCGCCAGCGTCAGCACTATCGCCTATTCTAGCAACTGATATACCATGAACTCTTACAGTTGCCGAACCAGCATTAACAGCCGCTACATGATTTACACAAGCTGGTACTGGTGGAAATGGGTGTGCTACAGTAGGGTCACCTATTCTAGCAATCAATATAGAGTTTGCTCTAACAGTTGATTGTCCAGGTGTTGCAAGTGTAGTAGTGCCTACACAGGCATGACCTGTTGATAGTGAATCACCTTGTCTGCTAACGGCTGGCATTTTTTAGTGCTTCTCGTCTTCTTTCTTGAATTAACGCTTGTTTAATTTTTCTACCTACCGGTATGGTTATGTAATGACACATTTCTTTGCCTTTTTTACTAATATACTCAACTGCTATTTTTGCGTCTTTAAAATCTGATTGTACAGACATAATAGCTTTTTTTAAACTAATCGCTTCTTTCTCTTTTTCTTCACCTGCTTCATTCCAAAACTTAAATAATCTCATTTTTGCCATAAATTACTAATCCTTACAAGTTTCACATCTACATTCTTTACAACATTCTATTGTAACATCTTTTTGGTCACCGTCTTTGTAACTTTGCATACATTTTTCACCACAATGACTTAAATGACCACAATTTGAGCAATGGGACATGATTTTTTCCTTTTTCTACTATTTATTAAAAATTACAAGCAGCTTTCATCTGCTGTATATTGATTCTTTTCATGTCATCAAGCGAATCAAGAGCCGAATCAGCAATATTTTCATAATCAGTCGACCATTTGCACTCGAATCGCTCTGTTTTTGTTGAAAAATTGCAAGAATTTATAAAAAAGAACAAAAATAGAACAAAAAAAGTCAAAAAATGTTGATTTTTCACGCTTTTTTGAGTATTTTTTTTCATTTTTTTCGCTTTTTTTACTTGCTTTCTATATTTAGTTGTGGTATAGTATACCTATGATTACGAAAGGAAACACTATGAATACTTTTTTTAGTATTACGACTATTCTAGCAGCTATTTTAGCTGTTGGTTCAATTGAAGATTGTGGTGGTCATTGTTTAGGCAATGAAAACTGGACAATGTTCTTCATTATGCTTGCCATTATGATTGGTTCTGGTATAATGACTATATTAACACTTAACAAAGGACAATAACTATGATAAAAGTAGAAAAAACAGCAAAGACACTAGACGAAGGAATTAAAAACCTAATGGCTGGTGCTAAACTTGACTATGAAAGAATGTCAACTAGAAACGGTCAAACTGAATTGACAGGTTATTCTAAAGAACAAGTTGAAACATGGGATAATAAAACAAAAGTTATGCCTGGTAAAAAGTACATTAAGATTGTACAAGATACTGGTGTTTTTTGTTTTATCGCAAAAGAAGACTTTAAACATTTTAAAAAAGGTGATATATTGAAAGCCGCTGGTTACAATGCGCCTGCTTTAAACTCTGCTAGAGGTAATGTACTTTCTGGTAATTATGCAATTCAATGGACTGGTCCATTATACTTAAAATAAGGAAC